ACTGGCAACCTTGCGATGCTAGGGCTAAACCCAGCGGAACGCACTAGGCTCGGACTAGCCGAGGTGAAACGGCAAAGCAAACTAGCAGAGCTAAAGGGAATGAGGAGCGATGTCTAGCTGGCCTCCTAAATGGCTCACTCCGACAGAGGGCAACTATGATCGCGCTGAACAAGTTATCGCCTTCGTTGATGCCTACGGGCTGCAAACTAAAGACACCATAGCTGGTAGATCTGGTGAGCAACTAATCCTGCGAAACTGGCAGCAAGATTTGCTCAGATCCCTATTCGTGACAGACGAAAATGGCAGACTAAAGCACCGAACTGCCCTTGTGGGTATGCCCAGAAAGAATGGCAAAAGTGCGCTGGGATCTGCGCTCGCCCTTTGGTCGTTGTTCCTCGGTGACGATGGCGGTGAGGTTTACTCCTGTGCAGCGGAGAAAGAGCAAGCGCGTATCGTGTTTAGCGAAGCCAAGCGAATGGTCGAGGGCAACCAAGATCTAAGCGAGAACACTAAAGTTTACCGAGATGCAATAGAAGTCTTAGGAACTGGCTCAACCTATAGAGTGCTTTCCGCAGAAGCCTTCTCAAAGGAAGGTCTGTCCCCGACTTTCGTGGTGTTCGATGAACTTCACGCCAGTCCCAATCGTGAGCTTTTTGATGTGATGGCGCTGGGTATGGGTGCAAGGCGAGAGCCGATGTTGCTTTCTATCACCACCGCAGGCGTGAAATCGGACAACAGCGGTAAAGACTCGATCGCTTATTCGCTTTATCAGTATGGGCAAAAGGTAGCACGCAAGGAAGTCGAAGACGACAACTTCTTTATGGCTTGGTGGGAAGCTAACCCAGACGCCAACTACCTAGAGCCAGAAACTTGGGCAGCAGCAAATCCTGGGTATGGGGATCTAAACGCAGTAGAAGATTTCGTGGCTATGGCTAGACGAACACCCGAAGCAGAGTTTAGGACTAAGCGCTGCAACCAATGGGTGAGTTCTATCAACGCTTGGCTACCTAGCGGAACATGGGAAACCCTAGCCAATCCACAGGAGTTAGATCCCGAAGACGAGTATGTATTAGGGTTCGATGGATCTTTCAACCAAGACTGCACAGTTATCGTGGGCTGTCGTGTGCCGAAAGAAGAAGGCGATAAGCCGTATGTGTTTTTAGTCAGGGCGTGGGAGAAGCAGCCTAATGACACAGACGAGTGGCGCGTGGACACATTAGAAGTAGAAAATGAGATCCTCAAGTTTTGTCAGCAGTATCCTAAGACACTAGAGGTGGCGTGTGACCCCTTCCGCTGGCAAAGATCTATGGCGGTGCTACAAGAAAAGGGCGTACCAATCGTAGAGTATCCGTCTACTTCGGTAAGGCGCATGGTGCCAGCTTGCCAAAAGTTTTATGAGCAGGTGACCGAGGAGAAGATCGAACATGACGGCAACGCATTTGTGACTCGGCACTTGACAAACGCTGCTGTGAAGATAGACAACTATGGACCGAGGATAGTGAAAGAACACCGACACTCACCGCGCAGGATAGACGCTGCGGTTGCTGGTATTATAGCCTTAGACCGAGCTTTACAAACTAGAGAGCCAGAACCGGAACGCAAAGTTCCACAATTCTACATATAGAAGGCGAAATGTTAGCAAACATAATTCAAGTGAGCGGAGCGGTGCTGTTGTCGCTAGGCGTAGGACTTATCTTTCCACCAGCAGGCGTGATCGTAGCAGGCATTCTGGCGATCGTATTCGGCATTAGTTTGGAGCGCGCATAATGTTAGGCAACTTTTTTGAGCAACGAGCCATCTCTTATCAAACCATTTGGGGCAACGGGGATGATCTTGAAATCGGAACACAAAGCGGAACGCTGATCAACCAAGATAGTGCGTTCAGGGTGAACGCGATCTTTAGCGCGATCTCGCTAATCAGCGATACAGTTTCTACACTCCCAGTCGATGCTTATGTTCGCCGAGCAGGTAACAGGATCGCGATGCGACCAAAGCCAGCGTGGGTGCAAAAGCCAGATGTGGATACAACTCGCGAAGCTTTTTATGGTTCGATTATCGTTTCGTTGTTACTAGACGGCAACGCTTTCATTAGGGTTTACCGACAAGGCAACCAAATCGTAAACATGAATGTTGTAGATCCTAGCAAGGTTAGAGTCACGCGCAACGGGCTAGGGCGCGTAATGTTTCACATAGAGGGCGAAGAACGAGTCCTGACTACTGATGAAATGATCTTTATCCCCGATGTGGTAAAACCCGGAACGCTCCGCGGAGTCAGCCGTATAGATTCACTGAGGGATAACTTCGGGCTGGCGATGGCGCTAGAAAACTATGCTGCCAGATTCTTTGGTCAAGGCGCGACCAGTCAGGGCATTATCGAGTTCCCAGATGAATTGACCTTCGAAGAAATGAAGTCGCTACAGCAATCTTTTGATGCAAGGCACAGAGGTTGGAGAAACGCACACAAAACTGGGATCTTGTCAGGTGGCGCTAAATACAAAGAAACATCTGTCACAAACGATCAGGCGCAGTTTATCGACAGTCGGAGAATGGCTGTGGAAGATGTCGCTAGGGCTTTCAACATCCCACCACACCTATTGGGATTGCCGGGAACTAACTCCTACGCCAGCGTAGAGCAGAACAACCTAGCTTGGGTAACCCACTGCCTTCGCCCGATCATTCAGAAGATCGAAGGCGCTTTCTCACCGCTACTCGCAGAGTCACCTAACGGGCAAGATGGCTTCATCAAGTTCAACATTGACGGGTTGCTTAGGGCTGACATAAACAGCCGTTACAGCGCGTATTCGACAGGGCTACAATCTGGCTACCTAACGATCAACGATGTTAGACGGCTAGAGGATCTTTCTCGCATTGACGATCCTAGTGCCGAAACAGTTAGAGTCCCGTTGGCTAATGTCGATGTCGAGGCTTCTAAGCTGACTGAACAAGACAAGCGTGTATCTATGGCTGCCCAGTTGGTCACTATCGGTTTCGATCCGAAGGAAGTTCTGGCAGCTATGGGCTTGCCAGCTATGGATCACACAGGTGTCCCAAGTGTTCAGCTACAAAACCTAGCGAACCTAGACCCCGTAGATCCGCAAAGCGTATACCCCGAAGGCAGCTAATGACTGAACCCATAGATGGAGAAGTAACGAATGACGCTAATACCAGATCGCAACGGGCAGCCGCAGACGAACTTGAAGTCGGAGATTTCGTCAAGTGGCAAAGCTCAGGCGGAACAGCCCAAGGTCGCATCACTAAAATCGTCAGAGATGGGCAAGTCGCAGTCCCCGACACCGAAGTCACAATCAACGGAGAAGCCGAAAACCCAGCAGCACTCATCAGGATCTACCGCGAAAACGAAGAAGGCTGGCAAGCGACAGACACGCTAGTCGGTCACAGATTCTCAACGCTGACAAAGACACCTAGCCTAAGAAGCCTGCCCGAGATCGACAACGAAGCCAGCGAGGAACTAAGGGCTGTGAACCTTAGCCCACCTGCGTACATGAAAGCAGCAGCCCGAAGGGGTTTGGCTTATCACAAAGAAGGATTGTCTGGTGACGGATTAGCTGATGCCACTGTGCGCGAAGCTAGGGCGATGGCTCGTGGAAATGTCACCGCTGATAAGTGGGTAAGGATCAACGCATGGATCGCTAGGCACTTAGTAGACCTAGATGCTCCTGCTGCGAACCCTAACAATGAAAAGTATCCCAGTGCTGGTGTCGTTGCGCACCTGCTTTGGGGATCTGGTCCATCGAAAGCTAACGCGAGGCGCACTAAGGACTTCGCGGAGAGTGTCGTTGCTAGACTAGAAGAAGAAAATCGCAACCTAACTACAACCAAAGGTGAGTCTGTGTCTAAGGTCGAAGTCCGTAACACCCCAGCTAAGTTTGAAATGCGTGCCGAATCAGACGGCATGACATTTGAAGGTTACGCTGCTGTCTGGGATAGCCCATCTGAACCCCTACCGTTTACGGAGAGAATCAAGCAGGGTGCTTTTGAGAGATCTATCAAGCGAGCGCGTAATGACATCAAGCTATTGTGGAATCACGACAGTGGTTCGATCTTAGGATCGACTCGCGCTGGAACGCTCAAGCTGGTCGAAGACAACATTGGCTTGAAGGTAATCGCCAGCTTGCCACACACTACGGCAGGATTAGATGCTGCCGTTCTTCTCAAGCGTGGGGACATCGACTCAATGAGCTTCGGATTTTCTGTGCCTGCTGGCGGAGACAGCTGGAACGATGACGGATCAGAGCGAACCCTAAAGAGCGTCAGGCTTCACGAAGTGAGCATTGTGGCTTTCCCTGCGTATACGGGAACTGCTGGCAAGACTTTGGTTCGTGGCTTGGATAAAGTCGCGGAGCGTAACGCCATAGATGCTGATGCGCTCGCGGATGCCATGCTCAAGCTAGAAGAAGGTGACGAGCTATCAGATACAGATGCCAACTTGCTAAGGGCTGTCATTGATACGCTATCGCCAGTAGCGGATCTAAACGAAGCGGTGGCAGAAGAATCGCCATCTGGCGATAAAGAGATGTTGGATCTAGTCAAGACTAAACTAAAGCTAATGAATGGAATGATCTAATGAGCACTGAAAAAGAAATCAAGGAAGCGATCCTACGCGTAGCAGGCAACCCCGACTCTGGTGTCGTTGTCAAGTACGCCGATCGCTGGGCAGCAGAAATCGCTGGACTGAATAAAGAAGCAGAAATTGAGCCTCCTAAGAAGGAAAACACAAAAGCTTCTACTAACGAATCAGCAACCGAAGTAAGGGTAACCAAGCCTACCGATTTGCGGTAGCCAAGCCCAGCCCAATAAAAAGCCCACCAGTTTTATCTTTCGGCTGGTGGGCTTTTTATTACTTCTTTACCCAGATCTTTTCGATCAAGGCATCTCCGTTCTTAGAACTTTCCCAAGTGTCTTGGATCACGCCGTCAATAACTACACAGATATGCCTTCGTGTTTCTACTATTACCTTCTTGCGTTTCGGCAGATTATCTTGGCGAAATCTTAGCTTGTCTTTTTTAGGAACAACTACCCAGCCCAGTTGTTTTAGCATGGGTTCAAAGACCTTGTGGTTTACACCGCTCCTAGCGGTCTTTGGTCTGCCGATTTCTCCAACCCCTTGGGACATCTTCCGGTAAGTCGTTTTGTAATCTAGGTCATTGGCTATCACTAGCGCTCTAACAACACAATCGCCAACTTCGCCTTTATACCCAGCTGCTTTACGACCACCGTCATTGAATTGAAATTTCATTTTCAGTCCTTATCTATGTTTAGTTACTTAGCTTCTAGCAGATCCTTTATTGGATCTAACATTATCCTATTCCTACTTCTAACTAAAAGCAACTACTTCTAACTAATTTCAACTAATAAAATAAAAAAAGTTTTACTGATGTAGTGAAAAGAGTTGCTTTTAGTAAGAACTAGGTTATAGTAGTTACTAAGACAACGAAAGGCAAAAAATGACAAAGGCAAATCTAAACGAGATCCAGCTAAAAAACTACAAAGTTAGTGGCGCACTAGAAAGCAATCAAATCTTTACATTCAAAGTCCAAGCCGAAAATGACCGCGTAGCGCGATCAGCTATCTACCAGAGGTTTGAAGAAATAAACCAGATCCGCAGACCTCAAAACCTACCCTCGTACAAAGTTTACTCAATGATCGTAACAGAAATCGGGGTGAGCGCTTAGGCGCTCATTCTCACCACCTAAAGAAAGGACAAAACAAATGAACGAAATAACTTGGGTAACCCTAGAGGAAGCCAACGAAGCATTCAACGAATTACTAGATGAGATTTATCCCAAATGGGAGTTCGGGGATGTGACCTATTACCCATCTCAGATCCTTGAGGCTGTAGATCCTCAGCATTATGAGATCGCGCTAGATGAACACCTGACCTTTATGGCAGAAGAAATGAATCAGTTTGTCAAAGGCGTCACTGATCCCGAAGATTACAAGTAGGCTAACCCTCGAAAGGATAAGACAATGGACAATAACGAATACGAAGCGCTATCGAGAACTCATGGCGAGCTTAGGAAGTCACTACGATTTTTATGGCAAGTCAAAGAGTCCCACTTGAAAGAAATAGATGAATTGCTTTCGAAGAACTGGACTGCGAAAACCACAGACAATCTGCTCTATCACGGCAAGCAGATCTCACTAGCGTTCGAGGAAATGCAGGCTGTGGAAAAGAAGATAGATCACTTAGGATCTAGGTTACGCCAGATCCGCAACTAGACTTCACCTTCTCTGATACTGTTACAATAGTTTTATCTGGTGTGTGGTTAGCCCTACCAGTGTTTGCCTGAGTCAGCTCGGCAAGTAAACCAATAACTATTTATCGAGAGGTTCACAATGTCCTTTATTAAGGCACAGCAGGAGCTTCGCGCAAACTTGGTTTCGCAGATCCGTGAAGTAACTGATCTAGCAGACACCGAAGCGCGAGGACTTCTAGGCGAGGAGATCGCAAAGATCACCCGTATCGAGGAAGACATTCGTTCAGCTGATGAGGCTATCGCAGTCGCATCACGCAACGAGGAGAGAATGACAGCAGCACAGGAAACTGGCGCATCAGCACCAGTCACCGCTGAGTCACGCTCAACAGACGAAAGCGTATTGCGCTCAATCATGTCAGGCGATGTTCGTTCTGCCAAGTTCGAGCAGCGCACAACACTAGTACCATCCGACAACACAGTTCCAAAGTCGTTCTACGATGAGGTATTCTCTGTTGCTCGACTAGTTGGACCAATGCTAGATGTCGGACAGACAATCAACACATCAAGTGGAGAAAATCTGACCATCCCAACATTAACGGCGTATTCGACCGCAACCATCAAGGGTGCTGGCGCAGCTATCGATGAGAGCGAGCCAACATTCAGCTCGATCACTTTGGGAGCTTTCAAATACAGCTTCCTAGTACCTGTTGCAAGTGAGCTACTAAACGACGCTGGCTTCAACATCTCTAGCTTGATCGCAGAGCAGGCTGGTAACGCTATCGGCTTCGCAGTGAACAATGATCTAACTGTTGGAACTGGCACAGTCCAGCCACAGGGTATCGTTGGCGCAGCAGGCGCAGGTATTGTTGGTGGCACTGGTGTTACTGGTGCGTTTACCGCTGACAACTTGATCGATCTTGCTTACTCTCTAGATGGTGCAGCTCGCCGTCTTCCGGGAGT